CTGCAGCTCGGCGATCTGCCGGTTTCTTTCCCGAATGATTTTGAATGCCTCGTCGTTCAGGAGGAGCAGGGCGCGCAGCCAGTCGAGCGCGTTGCACAGGATCTCCTCGTCGTCGCTCGGGCATCCGCGCGCGATCGTGGCGATCGGCGTGAACTGGCCCGTCAGCTCGTCACGCGCGACGACCTGCGGGCGCTTGACGTTCTGGTCGAACATGCGCGCCCATTCGGGCGAGGCCAGCCCAACGGTCACCCGGGCGCGCTCGAAGTGCTTCTTTGCCTCGTCGAGGTTCATGGAGCCTCCAGAAAACAATCGACGGCTCCGCGCATGCTGGTCACAGCGTCGTTATGGCCCTCGCGATAGGCGGGCGGCTTTGCTGAGAAGGTTTCGTCCTTCGCCGCCTGGTCCTCGGTGAGAATCCAGTGCCGGCCGCACCAGTCGGCGAACTCCTCCAGCTTCCTGCGCAGGAGGTCCGCGACTTCCACTTCGAGGTTCACGCGGTCAGTCACTGGCGCACCTCGGACATGGAGGCGACGTGCATGCTGACGCGGGGGAGCGAGATGCGGGTGATGGCGAGGCCTCCCCATCTGCCGGCCGCCACCATGCGCCTGACGTAGATCTTACGCTCGTCGGCATCCGGGATCTGGCCGCCGGCGTCGAACGGCGCGGTGCGGCCGATCTCGCGCAGGCGCTGAACGATGCGGAAGGTCGGCAGGTCGTAGAACTGCGCGATCTGGCGGATGCCATAGCCGCGATCGACAAGGCTCTCGATGTTGCCGGCGAGAATGGTGATCTGCTGGGTCACTGTGTAGTCTCCGGGAATGCGTTGTGTTCGATGCCGTCGAGGAGACGGCCGGCGCGGCGCTTGCCGACCTTCATCATCGTCATGGAGCGCTTGCCCTGCTGGAATGCAGCCCGGTCGGTGATGCCGTGGCGCTGTGCGTCGTTATCCAGCACCGTCGTGTCGACGGTGCAGTGCCGGACGCCGTCTGGCATCCTGGCGGGCAGATAGAGGCTGTCGCAGAACTGGTCCGACATATGGTCTACCGGAAGCCACTCGCCCCACTGCTTGAACAGGAACGGCACGCCGGCCGACTCGCACTGGTCGCGCAGAGATCTTGCCCAGTCGGGATGCATGGGGCGGGCGCCGGGGCCGCTCTCGCCGCCGGCGACGACCCAGTCGAGGGTCGGCGCGGATTGCATGTCGTGCTGCGTAAGCGCGCTATCGCAGACGACACTATCTCCTATGCGGCCGCCCGTGGGGATCATCGTCAGGTCCAGCGGCCCGAGCAACGGCTCGGCGCTGATCCATCGGATAGCGGCCGGGGTGTCGAGCAGGATCGGGATGCGATCGTCGGCGCGGCGCTGGTCCTCGACCGATACTCCGAGCCAGACATTGGGGAGCGGCCAGTTGCGCATTGTCACGTCATCGGGGAAATCGATGTCGCCTATTGATGCAACTGGCCACGATGCATTGATCGCCCTTGTCGCCGGCACTCGGTCCGGCGCACCTAAAAGATATCGGTCAATCATGAACCGGGCCAGCTTTCCGGCGCGTCCATTGAGGTATTCCCGCATCCGTTCCGGCCGCTTCGTCAGCACCTGAAACACGTGCTGCGGCGCCAGCGCCATGACGGCGAAGACCTGGTCCATCCACTCGTCCGGCACGCCTTCGGCGAACAGGTCGCCGTGGGCGCAGACGAAGATCCTGCGCGGGCGCTTCCATCTCAGCGGCTCCGACGGCCATTGCTCGTTGAAGCGAACCTTGCCGTTCCACACCGGACCGGCTTTCGTGTCGATCGTCAGCCCCGCGCGGCTCGGATGGTGCTTCAGCCGCGTGCCGGCGAGCCTCATCGCGTAGCAGTTGGTGCATCCGGGCGAGACGACGGAACAGCCGGTGACCGGGTTCCACGTGGCGTCGGTCCATTCGATCTTCGTGCCGTCAGCCATGGGTGTTTTCCTTCACTCTTTTGACCTTGTCGACCTTGACGCTGCGCAGGCGCTCGGCGATCTCGCGGGCTTCTTTGGCGTCGCGGGCGGTGACGTCCATCTTGTCGCCGTCGACGTAGTGGACGCGGAAGGGGATGAGGGGCTGCGGCGCGGTGATGGGATCAGGCATGATCGCCTCCCCGGACCTGCAGCCATTGCCGGGCGGCGCGGGAGAGGTCGTGATCGGCCTCCGGATTGCCGCGCAGGTTGACGAGCGTCAGGACCAGCCTGCAGCACCAGGCGAGCGCGCGGCCGTTGCGCACGCCGCCGAGGCGTTCCAGCGGCACGCCCTTTTTGGCGTTGTGGGTGGCGCATTCGATGTCGCCGAGCACGGTGTACGCGTGGTCGGACGCGTCGCCGAGCTGCTGCAGCGCGAAGGTGTCCGGCTCGCGCGGTTTTTGCGCGGGCTGGCGGGCTGGAAAGGGGATGATGGCGCAGAGGTGGGTCATGGCCGGACCTCGAACCGGGACGGCTCCGGAATGGCGGAGCCCGGCGGCAGGGGATTGCCATCGCCATCGGTGAAACCTTCGAGTTCCGGACCGCAGCAATAGGCGTGCAGCTGGCTGCCATTGTTGTAGTCTGGATAGTATGGGTCGCCGTCGTAAAGCGGCTCGCCGCAGGCCAAGCACTCGCAAGCCTGCTTCTCGGACAGACGCTCGACGCGCTCCATTTCTGCGGCGATCAGGGCGGCGGCGCGCTTGAGATCGTGGTAATAGCCCTTGGGCTTCCACCATGACGGGTCGAATGGCCACGCTTCGGGCGGTGACGTAATGTCTTGCCCGTCAGCCCGGGAAATGGCGGAGGCGAGATAACCTTCCGCCGCCGCCGCAAGTTCGCCGTATTCATGCTGGTCGTCGTGGGCTTCCGTCCAGCCTTCCTCGCCGACCTGGCGCTTCCGCTCCTCGGCGATCGCGTTCATCGCCTTGCCGTATTCGCTGAGCATGACGGTTCTCCTCAAACTTGGGTGATCTTGGTTTCGGGTTGGAGGCCGCCGGCCTCGTCGGCGGACATCACGGCGATGTGCCAGCCGAGGAAGAGGGCCAGCGCCGCCGAAAGCAGGTAGGACAGGGCGGCGTTTATGGCGCGCTGGCGCTCGACGATGAGATCGATCAGGTCTTTCATGGGTTTGCCTCGTGATCCGTTCGGGAAGCCGCACCCATCGGTGCGGCCGATCCAAGCGGATCGTCAGAGCGCGCGGGTGCTGGCGGCGGCGTAGCGGATCGACGCGGCCTCAATGACGGCGGGCGTGATCTCGGCACGAGCCACGCCCAGGCGGCGGGCGGCGAGTTCCTCGGTGCAGCCCTCGCCGCCGTTCTCCATCACAAGATTGGCGAGCTGGCGGGCAAGGCTGGTCTGGCGTGGGGTCAGGTCTGTCATGGTCTATGGTCCTTTGTCTGGAGAGGGGAAAGGGACCCGCGCTTTCGCGCGGATCAGGCAGGAGTCAGGTGGTCGCAGGCGCCGCGGGCACCCAGGCTGTCGTTCGAGAGGCCCGGCCAGTCATCGAGGTACGCGCACCGGGACCCGGCATCCGAGCCGCTGAGCCAGGAGCCGCCGAAGAGGGACGGACGCCGGAAATCCGGATCGCCGTCCGTGCCCCAGATCCACATGTTGCCGGTCGCCTGCATCAGGCCGATCCGGCTGGTGCGGGCGGGATCGAGAGCGGTGCGGACCGGATCCTCGTCAACGGACGACTTTTCCGTCACGCCGAAGGTGGCGACGCGGAATTCGTCGTAGGTCATCATGCGCTTGCCGTGGGCGGCGAGAATGTCGGTCGCTGACTTGAAATCCAGTAGCCGCAGCGAGCGACCATCGGCAATCTCTTCGCCAAAACGGCTGGTGCCGTGGTGCTGGTGACCGGTGTTCGTCAGGTAGATGTCGCACCAGAACGGCGCGACCGGGCTGTTGCCGTAGATCAGAACCATGCCGCGCGGATCCGCGCAGGCGGGGCGGAAGCCGATATCCCAGATCGAGAAGGGGTTGATGGCAGGAATGTCGTCGCCGCCGGCACGGGCCTCGGCATTGCCGCCGGGGGCGAAGTGGAAGCCGGCGAGATAGCCGGCGTCAAGCGGGTTGGTGTCGTCGGCGCGGACCAGCGACGGCTTTCCGCTGCGCGAGACCGCGACGGCATAATCGGTGCCCGCGACCAGGTTGCCGGTGTCGAGCGCCGTGTCGGTGCTGAACGTGACCGTATCGTCGTCGTTCTCGACGACGGTTCCGCGACGGATGACGATCTGCTCGCGGCCGATGGCCTTCAGGACGGGAAGGGTCGGCTCGGGCCGCCAGATGCGCGGCGCCTTGATCAGGGGGTCGGCGGTGTCGGTCATGAAGTTACGCTCCTTCAGCAGAGAGAGGGAAAGGGTTGTGGATGCCGGTGGAAAAGGACGATGCGATTGACGCGCGCGGGTGATCCTGATGGGATGCAACCGTGAATAAGCGGCGCCGAGTCGTGTCCAACCACAACACGGCGCCTGTCATCCCCACGCGAACACACCACATGGAGACGATTATGAAAGACAAGGCTGTCGGTTTGGGCTCGGCAGGGCCGCGCCAGCCGGTTCTGGAGCAGCGCAGCCTCGGGCCGCGCCAGCCAATGATGACCACGGAGCCGCGTCCCGGAAGCGGGCCCGGACCGAGACAACCCGTCCCGCGCCCCGCGGCTCCGCCGCCGCCAAAGAAGTGAGGAAGTCCATGGACAATGACCGCGAGAACATTCGTTTCAACGCCCTGCGCAACGCGCTCTACCACACAGGTCGACGCCTGACGTTCGAGCGCTGGAACAGGTGGTGCAATTTCGCGGTCATTCTCCTTGGCGCAGCGGCGATGGCCGATTTCGCCAAGGGCGCGGGCTTCGGCGACCATCAGTATGTCCTCGGCGGACTGGTGGCGGCGGTCGGCGCCGCGCAGCTGGTGTTCGATTTCGCCGGCCGGGCGCGGGACCATCAGGCCCTGCAGCGGGATTATTATCACCTGCTGGCCGACATCGAGGAGGCGGCCGCGCCGGATGAAAGCCTCGTTTCCCTGTGGCGCGGACGCATGATCCGCATCGCCGGCGATGAGCCGCCGACCTACCGGGCGCTGGACGCCAAGGCCTACAACGACGCGATCGGCGCGACCGAGATATTTCCCCTCACCGAACGGCTGCACATCCCGTGGCATCATCGCCTGTTCGGGGCATTCTGGGCCTTCGAGGGATACGACTACCGAAAGATCGGCGAACTGCCGGCGCGGTGACGTCCGTCTCGCAATCCTTTCCATCTTCCAGTCTCCTCATCATCCCGACCGCGCCGCCGCCGGAGGGGGACAGGGGGATTGTCCGGCGGCGGCTGTCGGTCCTCCCGCCGTGGGTTGGGGGGCGGCGGGATGAGAAGAAAGGATATGCGCTTATGCATAAATGTCAATGCGTATGCGCATAGAAAAATGCGGACGCAGAAAAGCCCGCCGGGCGCGGCGGGCCGAGCTGGACTAAATGCGGGCTAAATGGTGAAGCGACCGATATATCTTCCGACGATATGGATCTCGTCGATCGTGAGTTCGCGTTCTCGATGATGCGGATTGTCAGATGATATTCGCACCGTGATCGTTTCGTCGGACGGCTTCGATGTCACCTCAAGCCGTTTGAGAATCACTCCGCCGAACTCGTCGGCCACGGCATAAATGCCGGGCGGAGAGGGCACCCGGTGTCTTGTGTCGATGAAAACAACGTCGCCATCGCGAATGGTCGGCGTCATCGAGTCGCCTTGCGTCCGAAACGCAGCGACGTGCCTGCTGGCGACGCCGAGGGTACTGAGCATCCAGTCAGGTATTCGCCAATGGTCGCGAACGACCTCCTTGGCGAAGGTGATCCCATTTGCGGAAGTCGCTTCGACGACCGCGAACCCGCCACCGCCCAGACCCGCGACCAGGTCGATTTCCGGAATGGATTTTAGGTCCGAGAGCGGCGCCTGGTGCACGTGGTCGGAGCCTATGACGCCGCGCTCCGCCGCAAGCTCGAACAGCGCGCCCATTGTGGAGAATCCGGGTTCGGCGCCTTTCAGCCAGCGAGCGACTGTGGACTGATTGACGCCAAACTCGGCGGCAAGACTCTCTTGAGTGTAGCCCGCGTTGAGAAGGCCTCTTACGACCTCCGAGACTTCAGGTATCTTGCTCATGGTGACTGGTTATCCAGCGAAGGCGCGCGAGTAAAATGCGTGGACGCATTTGCGAGGGTTGCGTTTTTAGCCTAATGCGCATATGCTTATGCGCATGAACGCTGTCACCCACATCCGCAAGAACATACTCGGCGCCACTCAAGGCGAGATTGCCGCGATCGTTGGCGTCGGGCAGACGACCGTCTCGCGCTGGGAACGGGGTGAATTGAGCCCGGACCTTGATCAGATGCGGAGGCTGCGTAGCGAATTGCTGCGACGCGGGGTCGAGTGGGATGACGCGTGGTTTTTCGATGTCCCGGAGGCCGCCGAATGAGCCGCCTCGTTCAACCCCGTGAAAGGACAGTGCCATGCGCACGGCAAAAGACGGCCGACCTCTTCTCTTTGACAAGGCGTGGCAAGTCGAGCGGCTACTGCAGCTTGTTTCTCCGCCGTTGCCGCTCGATGCGGAAAAATCCGGGCAATCGCCTACTTCGGAAAGTTGAGATTGGCGCTGGCGGCCCGTACGAAGTAATCGGCGACGGGGCCGGCTCCTGCCCTCATTGCGTCGGGAACCCATTCCAATTCGGGAACCGCGTCGTTGTCCGCGGTCAGTGCCGCCAGCGACCTGGTAATCTCGAATTGCAGGTAATCGGGCTTCGGCGACACCGCGATCAGGGCCGCAATCGCCGCCTGCATGATTTTCAGCTGTCCCAGCGTGGCGGCCTCGGCTCGAGCACGAAGCTCTTCTTCGGTCATATTCTCGTAATCCAACGTCATGGCACTTTCTCCTTGTGGTGTTTGGCGACTCACAACCGAGCAGGATGCCATGGCGAAGTCCAGCGGGGCGGGTTTCCCGTCCCGCTGGTATCCACCTTTTCTGCCCCGCCCCTAAGCTTCGCGACTGCGCGCTCGCTGGCGGGGACCCTGGTTTCCTCCCGCCACCCCCGAAGGAAGAGTTGCAACACCTCTTTGTCGGGGAAGGTCCAGCCGGTCGTCCGCCCGTCCGCCGCATGTGGCGGGCGACCGCTGGGCGGCGGAGGCCCACCTGTTCCCCTGCGCGGTATCTCCTCCCAGTCGCCGCGCCAACTGCAGCCGGAACGCGCCGGCCCTCGGGTAGAGCGTAGCGGACCGTTCCGGATGCTTTTCTCTTCGTCGGCTCGGACGGCCTGTCGGCCCCTACGGGCACCAAAGTCCACATTCCGTTTCGTCCAGGCATGCGGGCCTCCTTGAGTTGATGGGCCGACGCTAGGCGAAGACCTGGCGGCAAACACTGAATCCTTTCCGATTTTTCTTTCCTTGACCGAATTTCAGGGGTGTTTTCGTGCGCACGATCTCAGACGAGGAAATCCGGTCCCTCAAGGGAGCGACAGATGCGGCATACCGCCTGGGCGGCGGTGTTACCAGCTTCGAGCTCCTGACGCGCTGCAAGGTCTCGACGCTGTCGAAGTACGCGTCGCTCAACTCCGAAAACGAAACCTTCCTGATCCCGGTCGACGTGGCGATCGAGGCGGACCGCTGGGCGAAGAGCCCGGTGATCGTCTCGGCCATGGCGCGGGCGCTCGGCTACCGGCTGGTGCCGGCGGACGCCGACGAGGCGACGCCGGCCGCGCTGACCGAGCGCGACGCCCACGACCTGCTGAACGACGCGATGGACGTGACGCGCGAAACGCTGATCGCGATGGAGGACGGCAAGACCGACGCGCTGGAGCGCAAGCGGATCCGCACCGAACTGATGGAACTGGTGCGCACCGCGCAGCTGATGCTGCTGAAGGTGAGGGAATGAGCATGATGCCCGCCGCCCGCCACGACCAGACCGCGCGCCGGGAGCTGACGATCAGGCAAAGGCTGTCCTGGCGCATTCTCGAGCTTTTCCATGTCGAGGGCCGCAGCACCTTTGCGATCGCGGACGAGCTGTTTTTGACGGAAGCCGAGGTGTGCTCCGTGCTGAACGAGATGGAGCGGCGGTGATGGTGGAAGAGTTCGATCCGATGGCTGTCTACGGTGGCGGCGCCGCCGCGAGCGAGCGGAAGAAGCGTGAGCCGGCGCAAGAGCAGCCGACACCGAACGTTGCGGCCGACCAGCTGCGCGCCTTCGTCGAGCGTATCGAGCACCTGGAGGAGGAGAAGAAGGAAATCGCCGACTTCATCAAGGATGTCTACGGGGAGGCGAAAGCCCTGGGCTTCGACACCAAGACACTGAAGAAGGTGGTGAAGATCCGGAAGATGGGCGAGGCGAAGTGGCGCGAGGAAGAGACGATCCTCGACACCTATCTTGTCGCGCTCGGCATGATCGGCGAGGGCTGAAATGGAGGCCAGCCACCTGCCGCCTTTCCAGGTCATGCCGCCACCCAGCGCGGAGGACCGTTCCGCGCTGGAGGAGAGCATCATCCGGCATGGCGTCCTGACCCCGGTCGAGTACGACGAGCAGGGCAACATCCTTGACGGCCACACCCGCGTCGAGATCTGCAAAAGCCTCGGGCTCGTCGACTGGCCGCGCTTCGTGCGCAAGGGCCTGACGGACGCCGAGAAACGGACCTTTGCCCGCGAGGTCAACGTGGCCCGGCGCCACCTGACGGCGGCGCAAAAGCGGGAACTTGTCGAAGGGCAGCTGCGCGACACGCCGTCCATCTCCTCGCGCGCGATCGCCGCCATGCTCGGCGTCGACCACAAGACAGTGACCGCTGCACGCAAGCGGCTGGAGGATGGTGGGGAAATTCCCCACCATGACGAGCTGACGGGCAAGGATGGCGTGAGCCAGCCGGCGGCGAAGCCGATCAGGACCATGTTCCTGCCGGACAAGGCGAACGTCAAGGAGCTGAAGACGGTCGCCAAGGCTATCCGCGACCAGGAGCGCCAGACATCGCGTCTGGTGCGGGCGGATATCATCAACGCCATTGCCGATCGCGGGACGCGGACGGCGGGCGAGATGCCGCGAGCAGCCTTTCCGATCATCTATGCCGATCCGCCCTGGGAGCAGGAAGCCTGGAGCGACGAGACCGGGCAGGACAAGGGGCTGAAATATCCGCCCATGCCGCTCGACGAGATCAAGGCTCTGTGCGCCGGGGAGAAAAGCCCGGCCACGCGGGACGCGCTTCTGTTTCTGTGGGTGACGGCGAACCGGCTGGACGACGGCATCGATGTCTTGCGCTCCTGGGGCTTCGACTACGTCACCTGCCTTGTCTGGGACAAGGAAACGATCGGCATGGGGCGCTGGGTGCGCGACCGGCACGAAGTGTTGCTGATCGGCAAGCGCGGCGATTTTCCCGCGCCGTTGCCCGGCACGCAAACTCCCTCGGTGCATGCTGAGCGCAAGGGCGCGCATAGCCGCAAGCCGGTCTGGTTCGCGGAAATGATCGAGCGGCTTTATCCCGACATGCGCAAGCTGGAGCTTTTCCAGCGCGCGGCCAGCCTGGCGGAAGGCGATATCCGCCGGAACGGAATGTGGGATTTCTGGGGGTTCGAGGCTGGAAGCGATGCGACGGGAGACGGTCATGAAGCCTGATCTCTCGTCCGAAGTCCTGCAGGCCTATCTCGAAGCGCAGATCTTCTTTGCCGGGGATCTGATGGCGGCATTTCCCCCGAAGCTCAGGGCGAAGGATGTGGCGCGGCGAAACGCCGAACTCAGCGAGCGGGCTGCAATCGCCAAACGCGCGGGCCTGTCACGAAAGATCGTCGATCTGGCGCGGAAGAATAGGCCGATCCTGCCGGAGCATCAGCGGCGGCTGTGGCTGGCGCTGCACGTCGATCCGGAAGCGATCTTTGCCGAATACGGGGAGGGGCTGGAATGAGACCCGGCGTCGATCGCGCGAAGCTCGCTTACCACGTCGCTGCCTTCCTCGACCGCGAGGGGCTTTCCTACCGGGATGCTGCGGTTCGGTTTCCGGGTCTGAACACGGCGATGCTCAGCCGGGTGAAACGGGGTGCGGTTCTGGCCGAGGGGAGCTTGCTCGCGGTCTGCGCGGCGATGGGCGTGAACCCACTCGACTATCTCGTGTTCGTCGATCCTCGCCAGCAAAATCAAACTGTTACAGCAATTGATAAATGTGAAACGGAGGGCCATCCCTATGGCTGATGCATTCTCTGTGGTGACCACTGCGGGGGACCTGACCCGCGTCCTGAGATCCGTCCAGCCGGGCGTTAAGCGTCGATACCGCACGAGCATTCCCGTGCTGACGATGGCCAAGTTTTCCGGAGGCCGCATAACGGTCACGGATCTCGATCTACAATTGTCCGCCGCGCTTCCCTCGCTGGAATTTCAGGGTGATGCGCTCGCGCCGTTCTGGACGCTACTGCGGCTCGCCTCGGCCTTCGATGCGGACACGGAGATCAGGCTTTCCGGCGAGGAGAACCACGTCGTGTCGCTGCGCGCCGGTGGATCGAGCTATCGGCTCGCCGGCCTCGCTGTCTCGGAGTTTCCGGAGATGGCAATTCCTGCCGACATGGAAGAGATCAAGGCGGACGGCGGGGCGTTGCGCACCGCGCTGCGCTTCTGCCAGCCCTACGCCTCGCAGGAAGAGACACGATACTACCTGAACGGCGTCTGCCTGTTCGGCACGTCGATCGTCGCGACGGACGGACACCGCATGGCCATGGTGGACGACGTGCTGGAGGCCGCGCCTTCCGAGAAATTTATCATTCCCAACCGGGCGGTGAAGGCGTTGCTGACCATGGCCGATCCGCAGGTGTCGGTCGGAAAGCTGAGGCTCGTCGCCAAGTCCGCCGGCATGGAGCTGAAAGCCAAGCTGATCGACGGGACGTATCCGGACGTCATGCGCGTGGTGCCGCAGGATGCGAACATGGAAACGTCGTTCGACCGGATGACGGCACTGCGGCTGCTGAAACGGCTGTCGGCGATCTCGAGCCGATCATTTCACGGCGCGGCGATCGCCGCAAAGAGCGGAAAGCTTGCCGTCGCGGCGCAGGGTGTCGATGACGGATTCGGATTGGAGGTTATGGATTGCGGCGGAACAGGATTCCAGCGTGCTTTCAACATCAACTACCTAACGCAAGTGTTGTCGTCGCTTGACGGTGACATCGTCCGTTTTCGCAATAACGGAGACCGAGGCGCTCCGATCATCGCCCAGGCCGATGGCGGGATGCGACGCATCGTCCTGATGCCGATGAGATGCGAGGAGAAGACACTCGCGGCGGCCGCTGAAGCCATCGGGACGGACGAAAGGGCGGCGGCATGACGGCTGATCTTCTTCCCATCATCGAGCAGATGCTCGACCTGACGGATGACCGGGAGCGGGCGGACTGGCTGAAACGGCTGCCGGCGATGACGATCGCGCGGGAGCGGCGGGCGATCACCGACCATTTCGAGGGTTTAGGCTGGCCGGAGGCCGGGGCCTATGCCGGCGCGGTGACCGCCGCGCTGGACAGCGTGCGCATGGGCGACGGGCAGCTGCGGCCGGCGGTTCGCCGCGCGCTGGACGTGGCCACGCGGGCGCTGGATGACAGCGTGGCGGCACGGCGCGGGCGGCGGGTGACGATTTCCGGCTGCCGCGCGGTGACGGTGGACCCGCCGCGCGGGTTTCGGATGGAGGGGTAGGGGATGAACGCGAATTTCTCGCTCGACAACCGGATGACGGTCGTTCTCTTCGCCGGGATGGGCGGCGGGTGCGACGGGCTGGAGCAGGCGGGCTTTCCGGTGCATCTGGCGATCAACCACGACCCGGTCGCCGTCGCCGTGCACAAGGCCCGGCATCCGCACACGCGGCACGAGCGCTGCGACGTTTTCGAGGTCTGCCCGAAAGAGGCGACGAGGGGGCGCGGCGTGCGCGTGCTGCACGCTTCGCCCGACTGCACCCACTTTTCCGTCGCCAAGGGCGGCAAGCCGGTCTCGCGCCGGCGGCGCTCGCTCGCCTGGGTGATCTGCCGCTGGGCGGGGCAGGTGGGGCCGGAGACGATCACTCTGGAGAACGTGCCGGAAATCCAGACATGGGGGCCGCTGGTCGCCAAGCGCTGCGCGAGGACCGGCCGCGTGATGCGGCTGGACGGAACGGTGGCGGCCAAGGGCGAGCGAGTGCCGGTGCAGGAACAATGGCTCGTCCCCGATCCGCGCCACAAGGGCCGGATATGGAAAGCCTGGCTGAAGCACATGCGCCGGCTGGGCTACAATTTCGAGGGGCGCGTGCTGGTCTGCGCCGACTATGGCATCCCGACGATCCGCAAGCGGTTCTTCGGCATTGCGCAGGCCGGCGGCGCGCCGATCGCCTGGCCGGAACGGACGCACGCGCCGCGCAAGGACGCCAAGCGGCTGGGGCTCAAGCCATGGGTCGGGGCGCACACGATCATCGATTTCTCGCTGCCGGTGAAATCCATTTTCGGGCGGAAGAAGGACCTGGCGGAGGCGACGTTGAGGCGCACGGCTCGAGGCGTCATGCGCTATGTCGTTGAGGCGGCGAAACCGTTCATCGTGCCGATCACGCACAGCGGGGCGGATCGCGTGCATTCTGTCGACGACCCGTTGCGGACACTGACGACGGCGCACCGGGGCGAGATGGCGGTTGCGGTGCCCCATGTGGCCGTCATGCGCAATAGTGGAAAGCCCTATACCGCGGCAGATGAGCCTCTGCAGACGCTGACGGCCGGAGGCGCGAACCCGGCTTTGGTTACCGCAGCCATGTCGCCCATGGTCATGGGCGTCGGCGGACGGGCGGCACAGACCGAGATTCGCGACCTCCGGGAGCCGATGGGCGCGGGGACGACGAAAGAGGACCGTGTCGTCATGGCGGCCAGCATGATCCGGACCGATCAGGCCAGCGCCGCCGGCCGGAACGGGGTTCATGACCTTCTGGAGCCGGTGAACACCCAGCACACCGCGCCCTCCATGGCGTTAATGGCCGCGACGATATCACCTTTCATCGCTGATGTGGCTCACGGCGAGGGGCAGGGCCGCGGTGTTTCGGAATGGTCCATAGACGAACCGCTACGGGCTCTTCCGGCCAGCGGCGGAAAGTCGATGGTTGCCGCGTTTCTCGCGCAGCACTCCGCCGGCACTCATCCGGGGCAGCCTGCCCGCGATCTGGAGGAACCGCTTTCGACCGTCACGTCGACCGGTTCGCAGCAGGGCGTCGTCGCCGCCTCGATGCTGAACCTGCGCGGCACGGACAAGGCCGGACGGGACGTCCGCGATCCGCTCGCAGCGGTGAACGCCGGCGGAAACCATGCCGGGCTGATCCTCGGCTTCCTGCAGCACTATTACGGCACGGGCGGGCAGGACCAGTCGCTGGCCGATCCTCTCGGCGCGCTGACGGCCAAGGCGCGTCATGGGCTTGTGACGGTGAAGGTGGGCAAGGAGACCTACGTCATCACCGATATCGGCATGCGCATGCTGGAGCCGGAGGAGGGCGCGGCGGCGCACGGCTTCGCCAAGGGCGCTCTGCCCGACACGATCACCATCGACGGAAAGACGCGCAAGCTCACCAAGACCGAGAAATACCACCTGGTCGGCAACAGCGTGCCGCCGAGGATGGTGCGGCTGCTGGCCGAATGCAACGTGCGCCGCGAGCTGGCGATGGAGGCGGCAGAATGAACGACGAGCCACGCCTATCGATTATTCCCGGCTGGGTGACCACGCATCCGGGCATCAAGGGGCTGAAGGATCTTCAGGTGCTGTGCATCCTCGGCCAGAACGCCAACCGGCGGCACGGCTGGACGCGGCGCAGCCAGGTGAAGATCGCCGAGCAGCTCGGCTGCGCGCGTTCTACGGTGCAGGCCTCGATCAACCGGCTGGTGGAGATCGGCGCCGTGGAGCGGCGCGAGGTGGTGAGCGACAGCGGGCGCGACAGTGCGCACTGGTATCGCGTGATCTACGATGCGGCACCACCATCCGGCTATGATTTCGATGCATACCGGGCCGACGAGGATGAGGAATTCGGTCCTATCGGGGATGCCGACGCGGACGCACCCCCTGCCGGTGTACCGGCACCCCCTGCCGGTGTACCGGCACCCCCTGCCGGTCCAGAACCGGCACCCCCTGCCGGTCCAGGACCGGCACCTATGTTAAATACCTCTTGCTTAACTCCTCCTGTAGAACGGGAGAGAGAGAGCGCGAGCGCGCAGGATCTGGAAGAAAGTCCCAAGGAACTGGCGCGGCGGTTCAAGGCGCTGGAGATCGGGCTGCACGGCAATCCGTGGCCGAATGTGCTGAAGTCGTCGAGCGACTGGGGCCTGCGGCAGTTCATCGCTCTGTCCCCGGATGAGAGGCGGCTGGCCGAGGAGCGGCGCGACGCCTATCTCGCCGCCTGTCCCAAAGTGGCGTCGGGTCCGCGAAAGGGTGAACCTGACGCTGTGCCGCTCGGCGTCTATCTGCGTGACCGGAAATTTATCGACGTGGCCGCGATCGCGCCGCGGCTGGTCCGGCGTGAAACGGCGGCAGCACCCGTCAATGTCGCTCCGTTCGGTCCGATCTGGGCGGGACTGCGGATGATGTCGCTGCTCGACGGACCTATGGACGTCGATGTTCCGGACGACCTGCGCGCCTCGGTGCTGTCGACGTTCGAGGCGTTGAGGCGGACCAGCCCGGACAGGGCGCGCAACTTCCTTGCCCGCAAAGGGATCGGACTGGACGAACAGGGTCAGCCGGTGTTTCCCGACGATTTCGAGCAAGCCGAGCGCCTACGGCGCGTGACCGAGAGTGGCTATCCGGAGGCCAACCGCCTGCACGACCAGGCGAAGCAGCGGGCCAACAGCTTCGCGCCGCCGGTCCACGGAGCGCTGTCGCCGCTGATGGAGGCCGTTCCTGTCGGCTCGGCCGTCTACGAGGATTGGCGCGAGGAACATGTTCGAAGGGGCTGGCCGCTCTGGCCTGATCCGGGTGGCATGCGGGTGGTCTACTTCCCGAAGGGCGGGCCGGAAGGGCTTGAAGATTTCGAGAGAGCCGCACGGGCGGTCATGGCGGATGCGAGGAGCGGAGCGGACGATGATGCAGCATAGGGGTTTGACCGGACGGCTGATCGGTGCGGGTCGTCCTTCCGGGTTCGAGGAAACGGAACGCCGAATCAGGATGGAACGGATCGCGTCGGGGGTGGCTGTGACGCACGCCGATTCGCCGTGGTTTGCTCTCCGCTGCTGGACGGGTCGCGAAACGGCTGTGGATAACAATCTCAAGGAACTGGGCGTGACGGCGCTCGTGCCCATGCGGAAAGGGCCGGATCTGCGTCGGCGTGGACGTGTGATAGAAGGCCGGATGATGCCGGTCATCCACGGCTATGTGCTCGTCCAGATGGACGCAAGCCCGGTTCTGCTCGATGCTCTCAAGGCTGTCGAGCATGTGATCGAAGTGCTTGGGGGATGCCTGAACCCGAAGCGATTGAGCGCTGCGGAAGTCAACGATTTCAGGGCGATGGCGGAACGCGGCGTCTACGACTGGGAGCGTGATCGAGGCGTTGTCTTCGTTAAAGATGAGAAGGTGAGGATAGTTGACGGATTGTTCGGCGGCTTGATCGGTGTGGTGGTCAGCGCACGCAATGATCGCAGGGGTGACGCGGTGGTCAGCATCGACGTGATGGGCAGGGAGACGCCGGTGACGTTGCCTCTTGCAATGCTCGAAAAAATCTGAGAGTCGTTCTGACCATTGGACGAGCTGATGATCCTGAAGTGAGCCTCTGAGAACGCACGAGAGTGCGGGGCGGAAAGCCCGAGGTCGGTACACCGGTCAGCCCCAGCCCTGAAAGAGCCGAATACGGCGCCACCGATTCAGGGCCAGTGCGCAAGCTATGACTTCCTGACAGACGAGACGATGCGAAGGCGACCCGATGCGGTCGCCTTGTTCGTACAAGGGGTATGGGACGGCTAAAGACGATCAAGCCTAGGCTCGGCTCATTGCCACCTCGCATCGGACATGCTGCAGGTGATGAAGCTGCCAGACTGCGGGAGCGCGACAAGTCGGTCGCCTGGCGCGCCTGGTACAAGACAGAGCGATGGCAACGGCTACGGCGCGAGATCCTCAAGCGGGATGGGTTCACCTGTCAGCAGACCGGCGTGCTCTGCATCGGCAAGCACCCCGCTCCGAACAGTCCAGTGGTCGACCACATCAAGCCGCATCACGGTGACGAGCGGTTGTTCTGGGATCCCAACAACCTGCAGTGCGTGAGCAAAGCCTACCACGACAGCGAGAAGCAGAAGCAGGAGCGGGCGCAGGCCCGATGGTGATCTGTGGCTGAGGTTGATATGTTCAACGTCGCGAAACGCTGGAGCGAGTTATGAAGGTCTGCGAACTGATCGAGGTATTGCGCCGACTGGATCCTGATCTGCCAGTCGTCACCCCCAATGGTGAGATGAGTGGCGAGTGGCTGGAGCTTGACGCCACAGATATCGAAGAAAAAGCTATCCGCCCCGCCGAGCACGCCGATGATATTTACGTAAAAGCAGGCGAGAGCTGGCCAGGCAGTCTCAAGGCCGTTGTCATCGGCTGAACCACCGCCGGTCGGGAGTGACCTGGGTGACCATTGGTGTGACCGTTCCTCCGGAATGGGGGGGCAGGTCGAAAGTGTGTAAGGCCCCTTCTTTCCGGACCCGCGCCCCCCTCACGCACGGATTTTTTTCTGATGAGCGAGAATTTCGACCTGTTTGGTCAGCCCATTCCTGACTGGAAGGGCAAGCGCGGACGGCCGCCATATGAGCCGGACGAGAAAGACCGCAATAAAGTCAAGCTCTTGCTGGCTCTGGGATGGAGCATCGAACGGATCGGTAATGCGATCGGTCGTTCGGGAGCCACGGTGAAGCGGTATTTTAGATCTGAGCTGAAGGATCGCGATGCTATGCGCGACCGGCTCGATGCTCGTCGCTTTGAGCTGATGATGGAGCAGGCTAACGCCGGGAAGGTTGCCGCGCTCAAGGAGCTTGAGAAGATGATCGAGCGCTCGGATGCGATGCGGATCGACCAACGGCTACGACAGACTGCAGCGCCAGTGACCGAGAAACAGGAAAAGATCGGCAAGAAGGAAGCTGCCCGCGCAGCGGCGAAGGAGGCTGGCAAGAATAGCTCGTGGGGCAATGACCTGCTGCCCGGAGTTGCGCATTAATGGACACTGCCCGGGTACCGGCCTCGACCTGGTCGACGGCTGTTCCAGACTGGAAGGAAAGGCTGCGGACGGGCGCGAGCCTGGTGCCGGATCTGCCGCTCTTCGACGCTGTAGCCGAGAAAGCGCTCCGGATATTCAAGCGCCTGCGGGTGCCGGATATCATCGGCAATCCCACTTACGGCGAGGTCTGCGGTCAGTGGGTTTTTGATTTCGTCAGGGTGATATTCGGGTCATACGATCCCGAAACCAAGCGGAGGGCGCTGCGGGAATTCTTCCTGCTTGTCCCGAAGAAGAACGGCAAGTCTTCGATCGCTGCCGCAATCATCGTGACTGCAGCTATTCTCAACGAGAGACCCGAGGCCGAGCTTCTCCTAATCGCGCCGACGAAGGAGATTGCGAACATCTCATTCAAGCAGGCGGCGGGCATCATCCGACTGGATGAGGAACTGTCAAAGCTGTTCCATATCCGGGATCACCTGAAGACGATCACGCACTTCAACACGCTGGCAGTGATCATCATCAAGGCCGCCGCGGCGGACGTGATCACCGGCTCGAAGGCGACCTACATCCTGATCGACGAGACTCACGTCTTCTCGACCATGGCGAAGGCGGCAGACATCTTCGTCGAGATCCGCGGCTCCCTCGCCGCAAGGCCGGATGGCTTCCTGTTGCAGATCACGACACAGTCGAAGACGCCACCGTCCGGCGTGTTCAAGGCGGAGCTTCAGAAGGCGCGAGACGTTCGCGACGGATTGTTCAGTTTTCCCATGCTGGCGGTCCTCTATGAGTTGCCGCCAGAAGACGCAATCGACGGCGGCTGGATGCGTCCTGATACTTGGGGGCTGGTCAATCCGAACCTCAACCGCTCGGTGAACGCGGACTATCTGGCCGGCGAGATCGCAACGGCGCAGAGGGAAGGGCCAGAGAAACTGGCGCTCATCGCGTCCCAGCACTTCAATGTCGAGATCGGTCTCGGGCTTCATGCCGATAGATGGCCTGGTGCGTTGTACTGGGAGGCTGCGGCAGGCGAAGCCGTAACCTTCGAGACGATCATCGAAGAATGCGATGTCTGCGTAGTCGGGGTTGATGGCGGAGGCCTAGACGACTTGATGTCGATTGCGATCATCGGGCGCCACCGGGAGACGCTCGACTGGATGCATTGGGCGCGGGCGTGGGCGCATGACGACGTGTTTGAACGCCGGAAGGAAATCGCACCAAGGCTGCGCGACTTCGAACGTGACGGAGATCTGATCGTCTGCGAGGAGACCGACCAGGATGTGCGGGAAATCGCAGACATATGCGAGCAGCTATTCACTCTTGGTCTTTTGCCGGAGAGGGCCGGGATAGGGCTGGACGCATATGGCGTGGCGACGCTCCTCGATGTCCTGGACGAACGCGGCATGGCCGGAGACCTGCTTCAGGCAGTCGGGCAAGGATGGAAGCTTCAGTCGGCCATCACGACGCTGCCGCGAAAGCTGAAGGACAGGACCCTTGTCCATAGCGGACAGCCGTTGATGGCCTGGGCGGTCGGCAACGCCAAGACCGAACTACGGGGATCAAACTACATCGTGACGAAACAGGCGGCGGGCGCGTCAAAGATCGATCCCCTCATGGCGACGTTCAACGCTGCGATGTTGATGTTCCTGAATCCGAAACCGAAGAAACCGCGCGAATACCAGATGCTGGTGTTCGGCTGATCCATCCTCAACCGATGAACCATTGGAGGTCGTCATGACAGTGACGCGCCGCGCATATTCGTCTCTTACGATCAAGGCGGTCGACGAGGAGAAGCGCATCATCCGCGGTATAGCGACCACTCCGGCGCCCGACCGCGTGGGTGACATCGTCGAGCCACTCGGCGTGAAGTTCACGAACCCGATGCCGTTCCTCTGGCAGCACGATCACAGGCAGCCGATCGGTACCGTAAAGTTCGATACACCGACCAAGGATGGCATCACTTTCGAGGCGGAAATTCCGACCATCGCCGAACCCGGGAAGCTGAAGGACCGCATCGACGAAGCTTGGCAGTCGATCAAGATCGGACTTGTCCGCGCCGTGTCGATCGGCTTCCGCGCCATCGAATACAGCTTCCTCGATGATGGCGGCATCCGCTTCGTCGAGAGCGAGGTCTATGAGCTTTCCGCCGTCACGATCCCGGCCCAGCCGGATGCCGTCATGACAAGCATCAAGAACATGGACGAGAAGGGCCTGGCCCTCGTCAAGAAATTCGACACGAACGCTCCTGCCGCGACCGGCACCATCGTGCGTCCTGCCGATACGTCTCCCGGCGCCACGGGAAAACGCATGCACTCTGTCAGTCTCAACATGAAGGAAAACCCAGCCATGAAAACCATTGCTGAACAGATCGCGGCGCTGGAAGCCTCCCGACAGGCGAAGTCCGCACGCATGGCGGAAGTCATGCAGAAGTCGATCGATGAAGGCCGTTCGACCGATCAGGCCGAACAGGAAGAGTTTGATACGCTTTCCGCTGAGGTCGAAGCTATCGACGGCGACCTGAAGCGTCTCCGCACCATGGAGAAGATGCAGGTCGCGACCGCGAAGCCTGTCGCCGGCCAGAAGTCGGAGGAAGGCACCCAGAGCCGCCAGGGCCTCGCTCCTGTCACGGTGAAGGCGCCGAAGGCCGACAAGGGCATCGAGTTCGCCCGCCTCGCCAAGGTCAAGGCGCTCGCGTTCCTCAGCCAGGGCGAACATCGTCAGACCGATATCGCCAAGCAGCTCTATGGCGAGAACTCGGTCGTCTATGGCATCGTCAGCAAGGCGACTGTCGTAGCCGGCTCTTCGGTCTCGGGCAACTGGGCTGAAGATCTCGTCGGTGACGAAACCTCTGTCTACGCGGACTTTGCCGAGTATCTCCGCCCAATGACCATCCTCGGCAAGTTCGGCGCCAACGGCATCCCCGGTCTTCGCCGCGTGCCGTTCCGGACCCCGCTGATCGGTCAGACTGGCGGCGGCCAGGCCTACTGGGTTGGTGAAGGCAAGCCGAAGCCCCTCACGGCATTCGACTTCAGCCGCACCACTCTGGATGAACTGAAGGTGGCGACTATCACGGTCGTGACCGAAGAACTCATCCGGAAGTCCAGCCCTTCGGCCGATGCGATCCTTCGTGATGCCCTGGCGGCTGCGGTCGCTGAGCGCATCGACGAGGATTTCATCAACCCGGCCAAGTCGGCATCTGCCGGCGTCTCCCCGGCGTCGATCACCAACGGTGTCTCGGCCATCACGTCCAGCGGTCCGACTGCCGATGACATCCGCGCCGATGTCCGGTCGGCAATGGCGACGTTTATCGCAGCCAACAACCCCCCGACCTCTGGTGTCTGGATCATGTCCGCTTCGACGGCTCTCGCCCTCTCGTTGATGGTGAACCCGCTCGGACAGGCGGAATTTCCGGGACTGACCATGAACGGCGGAACCTTCGCCGGTCTGCCGGTTATCGTCTCGGAATATGTCCCGGCAGACAGCGGCGGCGGCATGGTTGTTCTGGCGAACGCATCCGACATCTACTTCGCAGATGAAGGCGGCGTCCAGGTCGATGTCTCCCGTGAGGCATCGCTCCAGATGCTGGACAACCCGACCAATGCCTCGGTCGATGGTACGGCAACATCGATGGTCTCCATGTGGCAGACCAACAGCGTGGCCTTCCGCGCCGAGCGCATCCTGAACTGGGCAAAGCGCCGCGCCTCGGCCGTCGCCGTCCTGCAGGACGTCAATTGGGGCGTCACCGGCTCCTAAAGCCTCTCTCCGGCGAAATGAAGGGTCGCGGGTAACTGCGGCCTTTCACCAACTCAAGAGGGCCAAGCCATGAAGAAGAACTCCACCTACATGACGCGGGCGCTGCAGGCGTCAGATCGCCGCTACGCTAAGGTTCTGGGAAAGCTCGGTCATACGGCCCCTCTGCTTCCGACGATCGGCAAGCGTGATCCGCTCGACCACGACGGCAACGGCAAGAAGGGCGGTAGCCCGAAGGCGGAAGCATCAGACGAACTCACCGCCCTCCGCTCCGAGTATCAGGAGAAGGTCGGCAAGAGGCCTTTCCATGGCTGGGATGCGGAAACGCTGAAGGCCAAGATCGCGGACGCGGGTTGAATCGATGCGCCTTTTCGGCCTGGAAATCACGCGCAACCGCGCGAAAGCACTGTCCCCGGTCCGCGAACGCGGCTGGCATCGCATCCTGGAAAGCTTCTCCGGCGCGTGGCAGCGGAACGTCGAAGTCAGCTATGACTCCGTTCTGTCGAACCATGCCGACTTCGCCTGCCGGACGCTCATCGCCTCGGACATCGCCAAGCTGCGGGTGAAGCTGGTCCAAAGGGACAGCGACGGGATCTGGAGTGAGGTTTCAAACCCTGCCTACTCGCCCGTTCTGCGAAAGCCGAACCGCTACCAGAACCGCATCCAGTTCTTCGAGGGATGGGTTCTGTCGAAGCTGCAACGGGGCAACACCTACGTGCTGAAGCAGCGCGACGGTCGCGGGGTGGTGACAGCGCTCTACGTGCTCGACCCAACACTGGTTACGCCTCTCGTGACGGAGAGCGGCGACGTTTACTACGAGCTTCGGGCGGATCATCTCGCCGGACTGAAGGAACGCGTTGTCGTTCCTGCGCGGGAGATCATTCACGACCGGTTCAACTGCATGTTCCACCCGCTAGTCGGCGTTTCACCCATCTTCGCGGGCGGCCTCGCAGCAATGCATGGTCTCGCGATCATGAACGACAGCACCGTGTTCTTCCAGAACGGTGCTCAGCCCGGCGGTGTTCTCACGGCTCCCGGCGCAATCGGCGAAGATACGGCGAAGAGGCTGAAGGAATCCTGGGACTCGAATTTTTCCGGCAGGAACGCGGGTAAGGTGGCCGTTCTGGGCGACGGCCTCAAATACGAGGCGATGAAGTCCAAGGCTACCGATGCTCAGCTGATCGAGCAGCTCAAGTGGTCTGCCGAGGTGGTTTGCTCCACCTACCATGTCCCGCCCTACAAGATCGGCGTGGGGCAGATGCCGACGTTCAACAACATCCAGAGCCTGAATATCGAGTATTACTCGCAGTGCCTTCAGGGGCTGATCGAGGCGATTGAGCTCTGCCTTGATGAAGGGCTCGCTATGGCTGAGGGGATCGGGACGGAGTTCGACCTTGACGGCCTGCTCCGGATGGATTCCGTCACGCAGATGGACGTCCTTGAGAAGTCGAAGGGCAAGATGACGGTCAACGAGCAGCGCAAGCGGCTTGACCTGAAGCCGGTCGCTGGTGGCGATACGGTCTATCTCCAGGAGCAGGATCACAGCCTCGAATGGCTCTCTCGCCGTGACGCGCAGCCGATCGAGGCGCCGACCGTTCCGGAGCCGCCATCGTCCGAAGATGATGACGCCCGTCAGCAGGCGGAAGAGCGAGCCTTCCTCGCCGAGGCCGCGCTGGCATTTCAGAAAGGCCTTGCCGCATGATTGACGCAAAAGCATTCGGTCAAGAACTCGCGGGCATGGTGAAGGCCCAGCTGTCGCCCATTCTGGCTCGCCTTGATGCGCTGGAGAAGCGGATCGACGCCATTCCGGCCCCCGTTGATCTGTCTGCGGACCTGGCGGCACTTAAGGCGGCGGTCGAAGCCATCCCAACAGTTGAGCTGCCTGTGGTCGAAGCGCCGGCACTTCCGGACATTGCTGCGATGGTGGATGAGGCCGTGAAGGACGCTATCGCCGCCATTCCGCGTCCACAGGACGGCAGGAGCGTGACTGTCGATGACGTTGCTCCTCTCATTGCATCCGAGGTCGAGAGGCGCGTCAGCGAGATTCCTCCGGCAAAAGACGGGAAGGACGGCGTTGACGGCAAGGATGGCGTTGGCATGGCCGGTGCCTTCATCGATCGCGACGGAAGCCTCGCAATCACGCTCAGCAATGGCGAGGTGAAGAACCTCGGGCCGGTCGTGGGCAAAGATGGAGAGCCTGGTGATCCCGGTTCGGATGGCGTCGGCTTCGACGACATGGAAGTGGCCTATGACGGTGAAAAGACCATCACGCTGAAGTTCACCAGGGGCGAGCGGGTGAAGGAGTTTTCCTTCATCATGCCAGTCATCATCGACCGCGGCGTCTATCGCGAGGGGAACGAGTACAAGGCCGGCGACGCTGTGACGTGGGGCGGTAGCCTCTGGATAGCCCAGAAGGACACCTCCGCGAAGCCTGAAACCGGCGACGACTGGCGCCTCTCGGTAAAGCGCGGCCGCGACGGCAAGGATGGGACGGTCAAGGAAGCCAAGCCTGTGCAACCGGTTCGCGTCGGTGTTCCTGCGAGGGCAAGCTGATGACTTTTGCCACTCTCGAAGAGACGAAGCAGGCCCTGCGCATCTATCACGATGACGATGACAGCACACTCAACCTGCTCATCGGGGCGGCGACCGGCGCCGTGGCGAACTATCTCAAGTCCGCGGCTGATCCATACCTCGATAGCGGAGGTTCGGTCCCGAGCGGAGTGGATGTGCCGCCGGTTATCAAGACGGCGACCATCATGCTCGTTGGCTACCTCTACAAGAACCCGGACCAGGATCCGGACAAGGACTTTGAGCGGGGCTATCTCCCGGCTCCAGTAACGACGCTCCTCTATCCTTTGCGGGATCCGGCTCTGGCATGACTTCACAAGCTGTTTATCGGGACATTCCGGATTGGTGGCCGGCGTGGAGCGGCGAGACGTGCGTGATCGTCGCCGGCGGACCATCGGCAAAGGACCATGATTTCGGGCTGCTCCGAAAGAGCGGTGTGAAGGTCATCGCCATCAACAATGCTCACGAGCTCGTTCCGTGGGCTGACATGCTCTTCGCGTGCGATTTGGCGTGGTGGAAACGTTACGGACCGGAGCTTCAGTTCAAGGGCCTCCGTCTCTCGACAGACAAGCACTCGTGCAGGGCCGGATGGGGCGTGCAGCAGGTCAACCTCGACCGGCCGAGCGATAGGCTGAACCTGACCCGCTACAACACGGTGGGATGGGGCGGGAACAGCGGCTTTCAGGCGCTGAACCTGGCTATCCAGTTCGGCTGCCACAAGATCATTCTGATCGGCTACGACATGACGACCGTTCACGGATTGCACTGGCATGGCCGGCACCCGAACGGGATGAACAACCCGACCGAACAGAACGTGAAGCGCTGGCGTCGGGCGGTGGATGATGCGGCAGATGATATCGAACGTTTGGGCATCGATGTTGTCAACTGCAGCCCTCTCTCGGCTCTGACGCGCTACCCGATTATGACGCTGGAAGAGGCGTTGGCGTGAAGGTTTTCTCTGTCCTTCGCTCGGGTGGCGAATACAAGCCGGAGCACGTCGTCCGGCTCCAGCGGCAGGTGAAAGAGCATCTGAAGGATGCTGACTTCTGGTGCCTGTCAGATGTCGAAATTCCCGGCGTCCAGACACTGCCGCTCAAGTTCGACTGGCCGGGCTGGTGGTCGAAGATGGAGATTTTCCGCCCGTCTATTCAGGGCTGGCTTCTCTATCTCGATCTCGATACTTCGGTGATCGGAGATCTGAGCGAAATCGCCTCGCTTGAGGGACTGACGATCATGCGGGACGCCTATCGCCACGATGGCCTTCAGTCATCGATCATGCTCCTGCCGGAGCACCTTCGGCATCAGGTCTGGCATCACTGGATCGACAGGCCTGATCACTGGATGCAGATCTACCGCAAAGGCGGCGACCAGGCGTTCCTCGAGCGGTTCTGGCTCGATCGGGCGAACCGGTTCCAGGACGAGCTTCCGGGACAGGTCGTGTCCTACAAGGTCAACGTCCGCAAGGCGACCAGCAGACGAGAGTTCGGTGACGGGAATATCCCGGAAGGCGCGCGCGTGGTGTGCTTCCACGGTCTTCCGCGCCCATGGCACATAGGTTGGTGATGACGACAATCGAGCAACGTGGTTCCGCCATAATCCGGCGCCTGCCGGCGAATGCGACAATGGCAGAGGTCGGGGTACTTCTCGGCGCCCTGTCCGAATATATCCTGCGTCAGCGCAAGGATGTCTCGGTGCTGATGATCGACAACTGGCAGACCACTGACAACCAGCCCGAGAGCTACAAGGCAACGGGTGACGACCATGCGCTGCACGCCGATGCGAAGCGCGTTCAGGCGCACCGCCAGCAGGCAGAGAACCGGGCGAGGCATTTTCCCGGCCGCGCCAAGATCATGGCGATGTCATCGGTTGAGGCGGCCGCCAAGGTACCTGATGCGTCGCTGGATCTGGTGTTCCTGGATGCCGACCACTCCTATGAGGGTGTCAAAGCTGATCTGGCCGCATGGCTCCCGAAGGTGAAGCCTGGCGGTTGGATCGGCGGGCATGACTACGACAATCCCGATCGGCGGTTCCGGTTCGGCGTTGCTCGGGCTGTCGACGAATGGGCGGCTGACACTGGCCGCGACATAGATCTCGACGAAAACTTTACCTGGTTCGCGAGGGTGTGATGACAATACCGGTTCCTAATGTGCTCGTGACGATTGACGCGAAGGGTAAGGCCTCCGTGGAAGTCGCCGGCGTAAAGATGGCAGGAGTTCTTCGCGTCTCGTCAGAGTTCGGGATGGAAGCTGGAAGCGTTGTTATCGAGGTGCATCCTCGATTTGTTCGTTATGAGCAGCGCGTCTCCTCAATCGCTGATGCTCAGGAGCAGTTGCGTCGTCGCCTTGCCGATCTTGATCGGCTTTCTCTCCAGGGCCGGCAGGAGATGGACGCTCTTACCCGTGAGAACGACGATCTGAAGCGTCAGCTCGCGCAGAGGCCGAGAGTTCGGGTCAAAGCGGGGCGTTCCTGAAATGGCAAAGCGCGGAGCGGGACAGCTCTTCGAGAAGGTTGCCTTCGACGAGCGGGCGAACTCGTCGGATGGCTACGGAAACGAGCAGGGCGACTTCGCGGAGGTGTTCCAGTGCCGTGCGGGGTTCACCTACCTGCGCGGCTCGGAGGCCGTCATAGCGTCACGGCTGGAAGGCCGGCAGCCGATCGTTGTTCGGATCCGCGCGAGCAGCGACGCGCGCGAGATCACTCCTGACTGGCAGATGCGGGATCTGCGTACCGGTGAGGTCTATGCCGTCCAGTCCATCGCCCCGACCGAAGATCGCATGTTTCTTGACGTTCTTGTAGTGAGCGGGGTGGCTGCCTGATGCCTTGGGTTCGCTTTACCAAAGACATGACATGGAAACCGCGCTCCATGGTTTCGATCGTATTCCGTGCCGGCATGGTCAAGAACGTCACGACGGCATGCGCTGAGGAAGCGTACCGGCGGGAGAGGGCGGTTCCGGCCACCAACCCGAAGCGCAAGCAGACCCATGGCGATCAAGGCTAAAATTCTCGGCCGGGAGAAGGTTATGCGCCTTCTCAATGACGTTGTGCCAGAGGCCGAGAAAGAGTTGGCGAAGGCCCAAATGGAAGGCGCGCAGCAGGTTGCGAACAAGATCAAGCCTCGCGCTCCCGGGCCGCGTACCGGCGCCTACCAAGCGAGCATCCAAGCCGACCGGCTGGCGAACCGACCGAAGGAACGAGCCCTCGGCCGTGGAGCCTCCAACTCCAACACGAAAGACCCGAACGCAACCGGCGTTTTCGCTGACTTCATCTGGCGGTTTCTGGAGTTCGGGACAGTCAAGATGGCGAAGCGTCCGCATATCTTCCCGACGTGGCGAGCCGAGCGAAAGCGTGTCCGTGCCCGTATGGCGGCCGCCGTCCGCAAGGCCGTGAAGAAGGCAAAGAGCAAGTAACATGACATCACCCAGCCTTGAGCTTCAGGGGGCGATCGTCACCCGCCTGAAGGCGACCAATGCCGTCACGTCGCTGGTCGGTGCGCGCGTCTATGACCGTGTTCCGGATGACCCGACGTTTCCGTACGTCACCATTGGCGAGGGTGATGAACTCTCGGAGGACGCCGATTGCATCACAGGCTTCGATATCTCGCTCGATATAGATGTCTGGTCCCGCGCCGTGGGCTTCCCCGAGGCAAAAAGCATCAGCGACGCCATCCGTTCCGCTCTGACTTCTACGGAACTGACCATCACCCAAAACGCGCTGGTCTACTTCCAGCATAGGCAAACGCGGTTCCTCCGGGACCCCGACGGGCTGACCCAGCACGCGGTTCTCACCTTCGAAGCCTTCGCAGAACAACCCTAACGCCATTCACAGGAGACATCGAAATGGCTCAGGCTACGACTATCAAATCTGGCAAGATCAAGGTGATGCTCGGTGACGGTGCATCCCCCGAAACCTTTGCCGCGCCGTGCGGCTTCACCGACCGTTCCATCACCTTTTCAAAGGGGCTGGAAGAGGTGCGCGTACCGGACTGCGACGACCCGGACAAGGTTGACTGGCTTGGCCGCGACGCCACCTCGCTTTCCATGTCGATCAGCGGCGAAGGCGTTCTCGCGTCGGAGAGCGTCGACACCTGGCTCGAGGCTTGGGAGTCTGTCGACTCCGTGAGCGCCCGTATCGAGATCGAGTTTACCAACCGTACCATCGTCTGGGTCGGCCGGATGCACGTCGAGAGCCTCGAAGTCGGCGCATCGAACGGACAGCGGGCGACGATGAACGTCTCGATGCAGTCCGATGGCGAGATGGTCAGGACGGAGGAAACCTGATGAGCAGAGACGGCTCCTGCGAGGTCGTCTTCAACGGCCAAAGAACGCAGTTCAAGCTCGCCTGGCGCGAGCTGATGAAAATCCAGGAGGCCTGCGACGCCGGGCCTTACGTGGTGCTCGACCGGCTCGTGTCGGGCAGGTGGCGGCTTCAGGATATTTCCGAGGTCATCAAGTGGGGCCTGATCGGTGGCGGCATGTCGCAGGCCGAGGCCCTGAAACTGGTCGAGAGCGAGGTCGAGGGGCGCCCACCGCTGGAAAACCTCGTGATCGCACAGACCGTCCTTGGCGCCGGCGTGGTCGGTGCTCCGGAGGAAGATGTCGGAAAAAAATCCGAGGCGGCAAGTCAGGAGGGGAGCAGCCTCTCCCAAACGGAAAGCTCCGATTTGCCGCCATCATCGGAAACGGCATAGCTATGGGGATGTCGCCTGCCGAGACGCTGGCGTGTTCTGTCTTCGAATACCTCGCCGCTCTGGATGGCTTCATCGCAGCCAACGATCCGGACGCAGACAAGAAGCTGACCGATTCCGAGAAGGACGATCTCTGGGCATGGTTGAACGGGTGATCTGATGGCGACTGACAATGAACAGCTGGTGCTCAGCATCAGCGCCGATGTGCGCCAGATCCAGCGCCAGTTGAAAAGCCTCGTCGGGCAGACCGAGCGCGACACGAAGGCGATCGAGCAAGCGTTCGGCGGCATCGACAAGGCCGCGTCTGGTGCCTTCAACGGTGTGGCCGCGAATAGCAATAACGCATTCAAGGTTGGTGCCAACGGCGCTCGGCAGTTTGAGCGGGCAATGAACTCGTCTCGGCTGCAGACTGCCAACCTCGCAGCCCAGCTCAACGACATCGGCGTGCAGCTGGCCGGTGGTCAGTCGCCGTTCCTGATCGCCCTGCAGCAGGGTGCGCAGATAAACCAGGTGCTGGGACAGGGCGGCGCTCGTGCTGCCGTTGGCGCGCTTGCCGGCGCCTTCACGTCGCTCATCAATCCGGTGTCGTTGGCGACCATCGCGATCATTTCGCTGGGCGGCACGGCAGTCCAGTATTTTACGAGCCTTCTGTCGGAAGGCGAGAAAACTGAAGAGACGCTGAAACGACAGGCTGAGCTCATCCGTGGCTTGGCGAAGGAGTGGGGGGATACGATTCCAGCCATCCGCGAATACGCGGACGAGTTGGAGAGGGCTCAGAAGCTGGCGAACCTGCGTGAAGGCGCGGAAATCATCAATGCCGATACACTGGAAGCGACGCGAGCCTCTATCGCAGAGGTAGGTGTCGCGGTCGCTGATGTCGTCAGTCAACTGCAGGCGGCGGGTGAGGAAACCGAAATCATCACCGGTCTCCAGAGTGCTTTCAACGATTTCTCTGAAGCCGCCGAGCAGGGGAGCCTTACCGTCGAGGATGTTGAGCGGGTTCAGGATGCGCTTGCGGCGGCAATTGCAAGCACCGGGATACCTGCACTGGCCGACTTTAAGGCAATGTTCGATCAGCTTGCTGCCTCCGCGCTCAATGCGGCCGGAAGTGTTCAGCAGTTGAATGCTGCCACCGGCGCAGCCACGACCGGCCTATATCCATCGCGAGGTGCTTATCGCGGCGTCGAGCGAACCTCGGACGGCAACATCCAGAACGGCGGATATATGACGCCAGAGCAGGGGCCGGTGCCACGGTCCAGGCCGTTGATTGAACTAGAGGGGTTGCCGAAGGCACGCGGAGGAGGAGGACGTTCCAAGGCAATCAGCGAGGCGCAGCGCGAGCGCGAAGCGGTGGCGAAGCTCATCGAGCAGCTTGAGTTCGAGCACTCGCTGATTGGCATGACCGACCAGGAGCGCGAGGTCGCGAATGCTCTGCGCCGCGCCGGCGCCGCGGCGACGGACGAACAGCGCGCCAAGATCGAGCAACTGGTCGAGGCGACCTATGCCGAGCGAGAGGCCCTGAAAGCCAATCAGGAAGCGATGCGCGAGCTGCAGGCGATCGGCAAAGAAGTCCTGGGCGGGATCGTGTCCGATCTGAGGGCAGGCAAGAGCGGTGCCGACATCCTCGCCAATGCTCTCGACCGGGTGATCGACAAGCTCGCCAGTTCCGCGATCGATAGCCTGTTCTCCGGATTTGGTACCGGCGGCAGGGGCGGTCTGCTCGGCGGCTTCCTGATCCCCGGCATCCTGCATAGTGGTGGTGTTGCTGGCAGGGATGGTTACGGGCACGGCCGTTCGGTGTCGCCGGGGGTGTTCACCGGTGCTCGTCGTTATCACTCAGGCGGCGTTGCTGGCCTCCAGCCTGGCGAGGTTCCGGCGATCCTGCAGCGCGGAGAGGTGGTCTTGCCTCGCGGCACAAAGATGGGCAAGCAGTGGGTTCACGTAACAGTCGGGGTGTCTGCCGACAACAATGGCAACCTCCTGCCGTTCGTCGAGAACGTTTCCGACGGCGCGGTGCAGAAGGCCGCGCCGGGGATTTTGCGGGTCGCGAACAGTCAGGTCGTGCCGACGATGGCGCGTCATCGAGACGCCAAGGGAGGTGCGGAATGGCGGATATAATCGAGTGGCCGTTCTGCATCCTCACGCCACAGGCGGTGTCCGCCAACGTCGTGCCGTTCACCAGGTCAGGCGGATACACGCTTGGCGGAATTGAGCCATCGACGAGAACGGATCTCGGATATTGGGCCGTAGACTACGGCAACGTCGTGATGCGCAACAATCGGCGGGAGCAGTGGAAGGTTTGGCAGGCGCTGCGGCAGAAGCTTGGCGGCAAGTCCGGCCTTGTTGCTGTTCATGTTCAGTCCGGCCTGTCCGCGCCGTATATCTCAGGCAGATATGAGGCCGCGGGCGAAACGCTGCACGATGACGACACCCCATTCGATGACGACACGCCTTACGTGCAGAACGCCATTTCGGTGGTATCGGACGGGGTGACGGCAGTCGGCGCGACGCAAATCAAACTGCGCATCATCAACGCGGCACACGACCTCGTCGGGGTCCGTTTTTCTTACGACCACGCGCTCTATGAGACGGGGCCGGCAATCTCGATCGATGGCGACATCTGGACCGTGCCGATCTGGCCATCCGTGCGGGCGCTCATCCCGCACAATGCCGACCTGGAGTTCGATCATCCGACCTGCCTCTGTCACCTTGCGGATGACCGCGGCATGGACGTGATGCAGGACGGGATCACCAAGCATTCGCTGCCATCGGTCAGCTTCGTCGAGGCCACCGACTACTGGGCCTCTCTCTAGGTCAACCCAGATCAGGATCAGTCATGGCTATGAAGTCACTTCGCATCCTCTGCGATGCGATACTGCCTGACGTCACACTCCGGCTATGGGACGGGTCGGGTGGCAAGTTCATTGACGACGACGGCAATGAATATATCCCGGCCCAGTTTACCGAAGATGCGCTCCAGCAGATAGAGGCAGCGATCAACGGGGAGGCGTTCACGCTGTCCCTGTCACTGGTGTCTGTCGCATCGTCCGTGGCCGACGATATCTGGCAGTACGACGAGACGACCAGCGTTCAAGGCTCGCCGTTCATCGTCAAGCTGCAGGTGCTGGATGAGTACGAGATGCCGGACGGTGAGCCGACCGTCGTGTTCACTGGCGAGATCGACAATCTCGACGTAGTCGATGAGGCTTCTGACACCGGCATCACGTCTCGCATCAACGTCGAGATCACCAACCGCTTCACGCTCCGCACGCTGACAAACGGCGCCGTACTCTCGGACGTCGACCAACGCGCGCGAGCGAAGATCCTCAACCCATCGGCACCCGACGACAAGTTCTGCATTCGTGTGCCCTTGATGCGTGACCAGAAAATCCGATGGCCCAACTGGTAACGGGTGCCGACGCGCTCGACGCCTTCCTCGCTCACTATGGCCCATTGCCATGGTCGCCCGGATACAAGGTCGATTGCTGTCTCGCGCTCGCCGAATGGGCCATGTGGCTGGGGCATCCCGACCCGGCGTCTCACCTGCGTGGCACCTATGACAGCGATGACGGATTCCGGGCCATTATCGCGGCTCATCAGGGCGTGTCGCCGCTGGTCGCGGGGTGTGTCGCCCAAATAGGCGGCGAGCCTGTGGAGCGCCCGTTGCGTGGCGATCTCGGGGTCATCGGAAGTTCAACCAACATACACAGACAGTTCGGTGCTCTCCACGACGGAGGCGGTTGGCTCGTGTGCACCGCGCGCGGCTTCGAACGAGTCTGTGCTCGAACACTTCGAATCTGGAGGATTGCATGCCGCAGCTAATTGCCGGCCCTATCTTCTCCTTTCTGATCTCATCGACTGCAATCGCGACGACGCTCGCCGGACCACTGGCAACGGCGCTCGGTTACGCGATTTTTGCGGGAGGCGCGTATCTTGCGAGTTCATTGCTGGCGCCAGATCAGCCGAAGGTCCCGAAGCCGGAGGATGGCTCCTATAACCTCAAGCAGCCAATCCCATCGCTGCCGTACGTTCTGGGGCGGGTGAAAAAGGGCGGTGACTATGTTTTCCTCGAGGAGACAGGCGGCACGGCATACCACATTCTCGTGTGGGCCGGTCATCGCATCGAGGGCTACGTCCGGCACTACCTGCACGACGAAAGAACGACGCTCGACAGCGACGGCTACGTCTCCAGCCCATCCCACTACACTGTAGGCACAGTCAAGCACGTGCGCATCCTGCAGCGCCTCGGCGCCAATGCGAGCACGGCCTATTCGCAGGTGTCGTCGGCCTTCCCTTCGAGTTTGGGGGAGTGCAGTACCGGGGTGATGGTTTGGCGAGCGTCTTGATGATGGTCAAGACGGCCAGCCAAGAAAAACCACACGAAGGTCTTTCCCAACAACATGCCGGAGCATTCAGCTGTCGGCGATGGTGCGTGGCTTTATGACCCACGGAAGGATTCGACGCAGCCGGGCGGCTCCGGCTCGCATCGCTGGAATAACCCGAACACCTGGGAGTTTTCTCGCAACCTCGCCCTGATGCGCCTGTGGCACCTGTGCCACCCCGTCGGCGGCAAGCTCTCCTATGCCGACATGTACATGCCGGACTGGATGCACGCCGCCGATGTCTGCGACGAGATCGTTGTCAATCGCAGCGGAGCGAACGAGCGGCGGTATTGGGGCGGCTTCTGGTTTCGGGCGAACAACAACCCGGTTGAGGTGGCGCGCGTCATGGATGAAGCCGCCGAACTGGTGGTCTACGAGCGACCGGACGGCAAGATTGGTGTTCATGCCGGCGAGTTTGTCACGCCGGATATCACACTTAGACGTGGACGCATTGTCTAACCCGAATGCGTAGCAAAAATGTCCCGCCGTCGCATGACGGATGGATAGCGGCGCAGCTCTTCTTGACATCGATCGATATCGACCCGTAGACCAGAGCGATTGGTCTATCGGGGAGATATAAGGGGCGATGAACATATTCAGTCGGTTGTATAACAAGGCATTTCCAGCGCAGGCGAAATTCAGAGCATCGGTCCCCGAGATCATGACTTCCCTGAAGAAGATCCAGGATTACGGGTATCGAAACCGGAAGCTGATCGAAAACACTCTAGCCCTGATCGAGCGCCAGACCGTTTTCACCAACTACCTTTCTGCGGTCTCGATCATAAAGAACGAAGCGTCGTACATGCCGGAATGGCTCGAATACCACATCCTGATGGGTATCGAGAAATTCTACATCTACGACAACGATTCAACCGACAATATCCGTGAAGTGCTGGAGCCATACATCGCCGCTGGCATTGTCGATTACATGCCGTGGTCGGGGAAGGCCCAGCAGGTCAACGTCTGCAACCATTGCCTCTCGAAATGCAAGCTGGACACCCGTTGGCTGCTGCATTTCGATATCGATGAGTTCATCGTTACGCAAACCGATGAGAACATCCCGGCCTATCTGAGGCGGATGGAGGAGCACCCGGCGATCCTGCTGACGTGGCTGGCGCATGGCACATCAGGGCACAAGACGCGCGTTCCCGGCCTCGTGATGGAGCGCTTCAAGGATCACGTCGATTACGATCTTGCTAACTGGGTAGGGGCTCCCGGCGGCTGGACGAACTCGCAGGTGAAGCAGATCGTCAATCCTCGCCTTGTCGATCGGTTCGTTTCGCCCCACATGCAGCCGCTGCTCGGCTCTGCCGTGACGGTCAACAGCAAGGGGGAGGCGGTCCACGCCTTCAACCATGAGCCGGAAGGCCGAACGCTGGCGAACATTCACATCAACCACTACCCCCTGAAATCCGAGGAGGAGTTCTGGAACAAGCGGGGGAAGGGGCGCGGGACGAAGGTCATCGAAGACGAGAAGCAGCAAAAATACTACGACGACTATTTCAAGCGCCACAACCATAACGATGTGAAGAACGACCCGAGGATGGACAAGTTCATCCCGTTGGTGAAGCAGGCGATAAAGGCCCGCTACAACGGGGCCGTCCCGGAAAACGTCGGGGTTTAGGCGGGGATCTTCCCGCCATTTTTTTGAAGCTCTACCATGGCGGCGAGGCATATCGCCAAGGCAGGTGTCGCGGCCTGACAGTGAGGACCTTCCTCCAGCGCCGCGACCGAATGACCTTCGCCCCATTTACGGCTCCGGCTATATCGGGGATGAGGTGAAGCATATCATCACCACTGATCCCGCCGTGGCCGGCGCTATCGAGGCCGGTATCTCCGCGTTGATCGCCTCCGTTCCCGTTATGTGGTGGCGGCTGGCGAAACGTCTGGGGCTTCCGACGTGATCGCGCTCATCCTCAACGCACTGACTGGCGGCCTTCTCAAGGCGTGGGAGTCCAAGCTCAAGGCCGACAGCGACGAAAAGAAGCTGATCGCCGACGCCGCCATTGCCGACATCAACCGCCAGATCGAGGCGCGCCGCGAGGCCACGGAAATCCGCAAGGCGACGGCCGGCTTCTGGGAAATGCGGGTGGCAACGGCTCTGGCGGCTTGGCCCCTCACGCTGCACCTGGCGCTCGTCACGCTCGATACCATGCTGACCAGTGTCCATTGGGGTATCCCGCGCCTCCCGGCTCCCATGGACGAATGGCAGGCGGCCATCATCCTTTCGCTGTTCGGGCTTCAAGGTGTGACGGGCAGCGTCAGCGCAATCGCATCAGCCATCCGAGGCAGGAAGTAGGGGGAGCTCCATGCCGGACAAATACAATAGCCTCACCGACCTGTTCAACGCTTGGGTGGGTGGCGCGGGAACCACCATGATTGGGGCGCTTCTCGGTCGCGCCATGTGGCACGGCAACGAGGCGAGGAAGGGACGCCGGCGCTTCTTCGGCCCGGAACTGATCTGGGAACTGCCGATCGCAGTCGGGATGGCCTTGATAGGCGAGGGCGCGGCGGCATGGCTGAATATCGGCCAACCCGCATCCACCGGCCTTATCGCGGCGCTTGCCTATCTGGGTCCGAGAGGGGCGGAAGTGCTGTTCCTCAAGTGGTTCGGGAAGAAGGTTGGGTGATCGCCGTGCCGTGTTCCTTAAACTCCGGCCGCAGATATTCGCTCGTTGCAAGCAATGCCGTGAAGGCAAAGAGCGCCCCACACGCCCCGCCATTCAAGATCAGAAGTGCCTTGAAGCCACGCGTTGCCGCATCGATAGATGCGGCCTCAAGCGCCAAGAAGCGTTCGGTCTGGTCCAT